TTCCGCGCCTCGGCCAACTGGCGCTCAAGCTCTACAATGCACTCATCTGCACACAATAACTGACGACTCAGTATGGCTAAATAATCATCAGGATCGGCGTCGTCACGATTAAGCATTTCATTCGCAAGATAGCGACTCTGCTCTTTCTCAGTCATGCAATCTCCTTGTACTCAGGCCGCTCCAGAAGTTCGTAAGCCGCGTTCCACCCACGCTTGCGTTGCTCTGTACCAGCGTTGCTCATGCGAATATCTCGCAGCGCCCGCACCAGCGGCGTGACCGCCGCGATGTGGTCTTCAAAAAGGACCGCTTCACCGTCCACATCAGGAACCAAGTCTACGTTCGTGACCGTGCCCGTGCGAACGTGATAAACGCTGTCCGGGCTGTATCGCTGAATCATTTCGCCTCCTCAGCGGGCCGTGGCTCCGAACTTTTCCACAAGTCCTTTTACTACATTGATGCCTGTTATTTCCGTGAACACTTCAATGAAGCGCGGTCCAGCGCCACTGCCGTACATGATCGCCGCGCAATACTGACGGGTGATGGTGATGCCGCGCAATTCCAACCATACTCGAAACTGAGTCGGCGTCATCTTGTTGGCCTTCACCCATTTATCTATGGTGGAGGCAGCTTCCAGGTACGTGTACGACCTGCGCTCTTTCTTCATGTTTGAAGTGTTTCAGATAATCTTTGCGCTGTCAAGAAAATAGTTGCTTGACAAACTCCCCCGACAGGTATAGGCTACGTAAACAGAAAGGGAAATACGCCATGCTGACACAGAAGAACATCGACAAGATCAAGAAGTACATCCATTGGGAAAACAAGCCTGACGGCGCGGTTGAGGCTCTGGTGGAGATTTGCGCCGAAGCTGTAATCGCATCAGCGAAGGAACATCGGGAAGCGGAACTCGCCGAGGCCGCACAATGAGCATCCCCAACGAAGACAGCCAGCGCGACTACTACGACTCAATCAATCAAACCAGCGCGAACTCGCCATACAACGAGGATTGGGATATGGACCCAAGCGGCGTACACGCACCAGAGGAGGAATCTTGAGCGAACTATTTGAGCAGCCGGGTACGGCGCTGGCGAATGTGCCGGTGCAAGTGATTACGCCGATGATGCCTGGGCAGATGATTCAATTGGCATTCCAAAAGGCTATGGAGAGCAGCGGCGCTGAGGCGCTGGCTGTCGCAGATCGCATCCTTGAGCAAATGGCGAAGCAGCGCGATTATGAAGACAGGGAAGCGTACAACTCTGCTTTGCTTCGCATCCAATCGAAGTTAGGCGTCGTCGTCAAAGATGCTTCTGTAGTAGGTAAAGGAAAGTATGCCTCTTCAAAGGCAGTTGACCGCGCTATTCTGGCGGCTTGCCGAGAGGAAAACTTTATCTTCTCTTTTGATAGCGAAGATTCTGGAAGCCCTGAAATACTAAAACTGGTATGCGATTGCTCTATCAATGGAAGCGCCTATGTTCATCGCTACAGCCTTCCCTTGCCGCTTAGTGGTCTAGGCGCAAAGGGTGGCGGCGTGATGAATATAACGGATGCTGCTTGCGCGGCTGTGACCAAAGGCAAGAGGTATCTTAAAAACATGGTGTTCAATCTGCGTATCGAAGAGAAGGATGAAGAAGTTCCCGCTGGCGGAATGGACTCGGCAGAGATTGATGGGCGCTGCGATGAAATTGAGAAGTGTTCATCGAGAGAGGCCATTGCAAAACTGTACTTCGGCTCAATGGAGGCGGCTGTCAAGGTTGGCGACATGGCCGCGCAAAAAAAGTTCATCGCATCGCGCGACAAGCGCCTCAAAGAATTTGAAGGGAGAAAGTAATGCGGATCACGAAAGAAACATCAGCCCCGGCACAAAACACCATCTTCCCGCCGGAAACCACCGCGCCCAGCATTGAGCAGGGACGTGTACCGCACGTAACCGTCAGTTATTAAATTTGCGCGGGTGACTCCGACAACCTGGCGACAGGCTCTGAACACTCACGGATAGACGGGGAACCTTCGGCAATCAAGGTGCCAGCAGCGATTGACCGGCCAACTAGGAGGCCGTAGCCAAAATAGGTAACGGAAGCTGGCAGGGAGCGGAACGGCCCGCGCAATAACCATCAAACACTGAGAGGGAATATGCAGATTCTACGACACATCGTGCAAGGGACCGATGATTGGTTCCAAGAGCACTTGGGGCGCGTATCCGCCTCGCGTGCATCCGCGATCCTCGACTTCACGCAAAAGGGATTCGAGGGTTCCAAGCGCCGCACATACCGGCTGGAGAAAGTCGGCGAGATTTTATCCGGCTTCGCGGTACAGGATAATTATGTTTCCGCTCCCATGCTGGCCGGGACTGCTGCCGAACCTTTGGCGCGTACAGCCTACGAACTTGAAGAAAAGGTCATGGTTGAGACTGTCGGAATTGTCATCGGTGATGATGAACGTACCGCATGGTCACCGGACGGTTTAGTGGGTGAGCATGGTGCGATTGAGGCCAAGGGACCATTGACCACGACGCACCTTCAAACTCTGGACCTTATCGCGCAAGGAATCGGCGGCATACCAGAAGACAATCAACCCCAGCTTTGGTTTGCGTTCATGGTAGACCCCGATCTTGAGTGGATTGACTTTATCAGCCGTGACGGCGGAATGACTAAAAACAAGCAGAAGATCGACGAAGCCTCTACCGCCGGGAATGATCTTCGGCAGTTGCAGCTCCGCTATGCTCAAATTACCATCCGTCTCAACCGCTCTGAGTGTGAACCGCAGATCGCTAAGATGCGCGAAGCAACTGCCCGATTCCTAGTGGATCTGGACGCGACAGTTGCGCGAATCAAAAGCATCTGCCCTGAGATGGCCGCACAGACAGAAGATGTGGCGCACGCTGAAGCGGACGGCTACCTGCCCGCCGAGTATTTCGAGGGCTTGACCTAACCCGCAACCGCCGCGCCCTGCTGGAACGGTACTGGGGCGCACCCACACCGCACCACAACCCACAGAAAGTACATCGTGACTTCCGGCCCCCGCCAACTCGCAGCCTACCACCTAACCCAACTCGCGCTCGAAGCGCAGAAAGGCAGCACAATGACGAAACCAGACGAACCATGGGTACAACTCGGAATCACAGAGGATCAGTGGAACCAGCGGCAGGCGCACATCGCCAGCTTAGACCTCTCTCACAATCCGCCCATCGCCATACAGCCGGAACCTACACCGTCCCCCACAGGCCGCAAGCCGCGCTCAGACAAGGGAACAAAGCGCAGCGTACCAGAGAAGCCCACACCGCCCGCCACGGCCCCGTCAACCGTGCCTGTAGCCTCAGACGCATGGGAGAAGCAACATCTTCGGCTAGTCGAGAAGTTCCACGCCAAACGCGCGAAGCTGGTTGAGGCCCGAATCGAGTACGACAAAGCACTCGCCGCCGTGAATCTGCACCAGGACCAGGACGCGCTGTAGCGCACAACCGCCGAAAGGCAGAAAAGGAACATTGTGCCAATCGTAAAAGGAAAATATGTTATCGTCCGTGGCGACCGGAGCGGAGTATTTGCCGGTACGCTTGTGTCTCGCAAGAGTCGTGAAGTTGAACTCACCGGAGCGCGGCGTATCTGGTATTGGAATGGTGCCGCGTCAATCTCCGAGTTGGCGCAGCGCGGTACTAGTCGCCCCCAAGACTGCAAATTTCCCGCGCCTGTCACACGCATACTGATCCTTGATGCAATCGAGGTTATACCTGTTCTTCCGGTTGCCAAGAAGAACATTGAAAGTGTGCCGGTATGGACCAAGTGACTATTAGAGAAGGCTACGGCTACGGCGACGGCGACGGCAACGGCTACGGCTCCGGCAACGGCTACGGCTACGGCTCCGGCGACGGCTACGGCTCCGGCGACGGCGACGGCTCCGGCTCCGGCGACGGCTACGGCTCCGGCAACGGCAACGGCAACGGCTACGGCTACGGCGACGGCTCCGGCGACGGCAACGGCAACGGCTCCGGCTACGGCTACGGCGACGGCGACGGCTCCGGCGACGGCTCCGGCGTAAAAA